TTATCAATTGGAGCTCCAAACACATTTTCCCTTTCATCTACTTGTTTAGATAAAAGATTTAAATCAATATCATCATTATTTTTATTAGGTAAATCTAATAATATAAGTTGTCCTGAAAAGTCTGTAGTCCAATCTTGCCCTGCTGTTATTTTTTGATTTTCAGTCATTACCGCAAATGCTACATCTTCTTGTTCGTACCCTCTCGGTAAAAAGTTTTTATCTACTTTAAATATATTACCTATTACTAAACCACCTATTCCATCTATTTGGGCATTAAATTTTAATGGTATTATTGTTGATTTTGTAATACTATTAGGATCATTTTTTCTAAATCCTCTATATTCAGGTGGATCAACACTAAAATTATTTTTGCTATATCTAGATTTTAATGAAATTATAGAAGATTCTATACTTTGAATGTATCTTTTAGCTGTTGATGTTTCTAAAGTTTCATCATCTTCTTTAAATTCACCTTTTAAAATTGAAATTCTATAATTATATAAAAATACTAACATTTTTTTAAGATGTTCTAAATCTTTTGTATACTGGTTCCATTTTCTAGTTTGATTTTTCTCTTTGGCTTCTTCAGATATATTTTCTTTAAAAAATCTATATTCTATATTTCTGTTAAGTGCAGCAAATGATACTGCATCTAAATCACTTATAGAACCTGGGGATTGGGCTGCTATGGCAACAGTAGCACTTAATTTATTGTCTATTGTAGTGTTATAATTAAAATCTCTTACTATAGATTCTTTACCATTAATTTTAAATTTATATAAATTAGGGGGATTTAGATTATCTTGTTGCATGTCTATTACTCTAACTACATTTCCTCTTGTTTTTTCAGTGTGTAAAACAAAATTATGAATACCCGCACATGCATTATTTATGTCCTTTTCCCAAACTGTTTGTAAAAAGGTAAATAAATTAAAATCTTCATTTATTTCATCTCCTTTATATCTTGTCCTTCTATATAATTTTAATAAATAATCTAAACTTATAAATATATCACTTATATTTCGTTCATTACTACCTTCTTCTATTTTAGTTATACTATCTCCAAAAAAGAAATCTATTATTGTTCCATCTGATTTTGTTATAATTTTATCTATTTGATGGGGTAATAAACATTTTGCAGGATCAACACTCATATCCATTAAATCAGCTAAATTTAATGTTACTGTGTCGTCACTATTTTCTCGAGGATTGATTTTAACTGTTTTACCATTTTTAAATTCGTATTTTGAGTATCTTAAAGGGATTCCTTCTTCTTTATATCTTATTTCAGTAATAGGAGATATACTTCGAGGGTCAGAAGATTCTTGATAAGTGTCAATAACTAATTTATTTAATATTTTAACTAACAATTCCCATTTTATATAATGTTCGGTTGATTGGGAAAGATTAGCACCCCCATAAGTATTATTTACTTTTTTACCTTCATCTCCTTTTAACCCTAAAGCTTCTCCTTTAAATAAAAGATATTTATCTAACTTTCCATATTCAATATTTTCAGTAACAAATTTTGATTTGTCTCTATCTAAAGTATAATTATCTTTATAATTTAAATAATCATTTTCATCATCAAATAAATTTGTTGAAGTTTTTTTAGTTATTAGGGGAATAATATTATTATTAATTGCTTTAATAGAATTTATAGTATCTTTAGCTAAGCTATTTTCTTCATCCTCATTCCCCAATGTGTTTTTAGATAATCTTAAAAATGTGTCAAAAACTTCATCTTTATGTTTAGAAAACATTTCACAATAATTGTATAAAGCATTTAAATAAAATTCTAAATTATCTACTGTTATATCTTTATCGTCTTTTGATTTGATAATACGACCATCATTTCTACCTTTTAAACCTTCTAATGTTTCACCCATTGCGGCTAATTCAGTAGTACAATCATACCCACCATCAGGTCTAGATGTAATTTCAAAGTTTTTAACAAAACCTACAAAACCATCATAATTACCTCCTGAATCTTTTATTCTTTTATGAATTGTTGTATTTATTTTATTTATGGAAGAATTTGAATCAAACCATTCCCATAAGTAAGGAAAATAACTTTCTATTTTACCTTTATTACTTATATAAGGATCCCAACCCCATTCTAAAAGAATAGGCATTCCAGGTCTCATATAAAGAGTATCTAAAACATCAAGTTGCCGTCTATTATGACATACAAAATTAATTTTTGCATCTCTTAAAGAACCATAGGCTGTTTTTGTTCTAATTTCAGCATCTATGATTCCGGGCATTGGTACTATACCAAAACCATCTGCTGCTTCTGAACGAATAAAAGGATCACCGTATGTTGAACCATAACCACTACCAAATTTATCTCTATTTTTTACTGATTTATCTCCTAAAAATTCATATCTAGTACCATTATTATCACTAACAGTTGGTTGAGGTCTAAAACCTTCACTAGTATCTTGACCTTTACTTTGAATACCACTTTCAAGTATATAACGAATTGCTAATCCTTCTTTAGCTAAACTTAATTTATCAGGATCACCAGCATCTATTAAATTATTTTCTTCTTTTAGATTAGCGCCTGAAGACATTCTAATAGTACATTGTCTTGAAGTTGTATTTGTATAGAAAGCACCTAGAGGAAGTCTTGTACCGTCATCTTCTCCTATTAAGCCTGGAACTTTACTACCTGCTAATGAACGATTAGAATGTTGGTTTAGGGCCGCTTCTCTTATTTTTAATTGATTAAAAACAAAATTTTTAAATGTTTCTTTAAATATAGACATAACTATTTATTTAGTGCTTCAAATGCTTCTAATATACCTTGGATATTATTGGGAATTCTTATTTCTATTCCTGGTTTTAAATTAAAACTATCTCTTCTTATAATATCTGGGTTAGCTGTAGTGATAATCCACCATAAATCCACATCTCCCAAAAATTCATTTGACAATGTGTCTAATCTATCACCTACTGTTGTAGTAATATATAAATCATCTATAGATAGAGGTATTTCAGGGTATTTAAGATTTAAATAATATTTTTTATTATTAGATCTTTTTCTTGATATGTAATTTAATCTACTAGGCATTTGCTCCTTTTAAGTTAAAAAATTGAGAATCTATAGATTTTTCTGGTAAGAAATTATGAATTGGGGTAAATTGAACATTTACATCTAACACATGAGGTAACATTAATGTATTTTCACTATTTTTAATTTGCCATGGATAATCTTTTTGCCATGATAATGCTATTGTATTTAAAACACCTGGTACTCTATTACACCAATCACCCACAGTTAATTTTATAAATGGTGTTCTCATTCTACCACCATTTATTGCAAGGCCATATTCGGGGGCAACATTAGAAACTAGATAATTTAATTTAGTGTATAGAGGAAGGATTTCTTCTTTTGATTGAGCTGCAATTTTAAATTGAAAATCTATATTACGTGTAAATCCATTGTAAGTATAGAATGTTTCTCCTCTACCATTATAATTAAATGAATTATGATTTGCATTGTAATTGTCATTAAATCCATCTAAAAATGCTCTAAATATTATATAGTCAGATTTAAGTGGGTTTGTAGTATTAACTGCTTCAAATCTAAAAGGGATAAAATCATCATTTCCAGTATATGCTGATAGATCTGTTTGTATATCTTTTAAGTTAACAGCATCTGATTTCCCATCATAACTTACATGATAAGTAGAAATTGATTCATCATTATATTTAGATTTTTGTTTGGATGTAATAGAAGGTTTATGGAGTAATTTAGATTCAGATTTACTTCTAAATTCAAGGGGTGATTGGAGTCCTATGCCTTGTTTTTTCTCACCGATTGATTCACGTGTTTTAAAAGATGGGGTATTTTGAGTAATATCATCATCTAAACTTCTAAAATTAGTAATAGAAAAACCATTTCCATATTTACCCCCTATATCTATTATATTACCTTCTGAATCTTTAAATGCGGGTTTTAAATTAAAAGGTACACTTTCTATAGTTTTACCTTCTGAACTTAGTGTGGGTATTAATTCTTCACCATTTTTAAGAATATAATTATCTTGATTGTTATAATGGGTATATTTGTTAATAGTAGTTTGACCTATACCATATAGGGATTTAGGTCCTCCTCTATATTCAAGTAATTTAAATTGATTATCAGGTGTTTCTTCAAGTGATATATGACCTTTAAATAATTGAATTAATCTATTGTCGTCTCCTTCTTTTCTAATGCCTATACCTGTATCATAGCCACTAAATGCAGTAGGGTCAGAAAAAGGTATTCTTCCTTCTCTTTTAAAACGAATGCCTGTAGCTGATGAGGCTACTGATGCTAATGTGTTTAAACCTAAATTGTATGTTCTTTGATCATTATTATCATCAAATATTACAGGATTAGACTTTTGTAGTCCTACTTGTTTAGTTAAAAAACCTAAACCTTGAGGTGTTAGTAAAAACTTAGTTATTCTTTCTACATCTTTAAGAGATCTTTCAGTAGCAGTAAGTATACCTCCCCTAACTAGCCCATCTGTAAATGAATCAATAGAATTATCATAATTTATTGTTCTTTTTATAAATGGTTGGTTACTAAAATTACCATCCCCTTGTCTATCATTAGCACTACCCTTACCAAAATCTAATGTGTTAGATTCAAAAACACCATCAAATATGGGGGATCCTGCTCCATACTTAAATAAAGAGTTATTATGGTAGGGGAAAGTAACTGATGTAGAAGTAGCAGTAGCTGCACTTATATCATTTGCCTCTTTTAAATTAGTATATAAGTTATGTAAAGCCATTATTTACGGGGTAAGTCGTTATATTTGTCTGGTGTTTTTCCATTTAAATCAAATCCTGAAGGTAATAATGAAGGCCAAGTGCCTCCTGGTTGTCCCGCCCCATATGTTGCTAATGGGTTTGTTTGACTTGTGTAAACACTTTCTAAATTTCTTTCATGGAGTGTGTCTATCTGATTAGGTTGTATTAAGGGTTCAGGTCCTAAAGCAAACATACTAGGAGTTATGTTATTAAAATGTCCTACCATTTCATCTTGTTGTACTCCATCTGGACTTAAAACTTGGGAAGTCAATGAATCTTGCATTTCAGGTTTTGCAAATTGACCTACTAAATCTAAGTTACTTTTTCTATTTAATAATGACATAATATTGTGTTTTAGTTATAAATATAAAGTTAAGCGAACCTCGTTTGATGTCTTGCATCACTTTGATAAGAACCATGATTGGCTGATTGGTTTTTAGAGCTAAATGAATCGTGTCTAACTGAAGTGTTAATTTGAACTTGAGACATTGCGCTAGCCATTTTGTTATAGTCGAATTTTTCTCCTCCACCACTACCACCACCTAAGTTGGTTCCTGCTATTATTGAATCATCTTTGTTTAATTGGATTGATCCTTTGGGACTACTAACTACCATTCCACCGTCTGAGCCTATTACACCATCGTCCATTGAACTATATTTACTTATAGCTCCTACTAAAGCAAGTGTACCTGCTATTCCTGTTGCTACTCCTAAAGGGCCACTAAACATTGAAGCAATTGATGTTGCTATTTGAAGGGATTTCATAGCTCTTTGAATTACAACTAAAGCTCTCATTGCACCTATAAAAGCTATAGTTTTTCCTACTGTTGTGTTCATACCCTCAGCTATAAGACCTACAAAATCTGCTATTGGGGATAAAATAGTAGCTACATCTATAAATAAACCTTTTATATTTAATAAAACTTTTTCAAATTTTTCTTGTGTGTCTAATGCTTTTAATTGTTGAACAGATTGGTCATTTCCACTAGCAATTGCATCTTTTAATAGTTGTTCTCGATTTTCTTCTGTTACTAATGAATTTGCTAATTGATCTGCAGTCATACCAACAGCTTCAGCTATTGCTTTCTGTTGTAACACATTCATAGAAGAAAAATCATTAAAATCACCTACATTTGATGCTATTTCAGCTGTAAGTGTTTCATAATCACCTGTTAAGGCTGCTAATCTGGCTTTTTCTAAATTTAATTGTTTTCCTGTAAGTAATTCTGCATTTAATTCAGCTTCAATTGATGATTCAAAGTTTAGTAAAGCTTCTCCTGATGCTGCAATTTGTTCTAACTCAAAGCCTAATGCTTTTGCTTGTGTTACTGCTCTTGCTATTGCTTCAGGATTAGCACCTAATTGGGCTCTAATTTGACCTGACACTTGATTGGAAGCTTCTAAAACAGTTTGTAAACTTATTTGAGCTCCTGTTTGAGAATTTATGGCATTTACTGCGTTTTCTTGGGTTTTAAGAGACTCATCAAATGTTTGGCCTAAACGAGCGGCATCCCCTGCTAATTGAGACACAGCAGCTCCAGACATTATTTGGGCATCTAATGCAGTTGCTGCTCCTTCTGCTATGTCAGCATTAAATAGGGCAGCTGTTTGGAAACCTTTGTTTAATTCTGTTTGAGCTGCTATTAAGGTTTCTGTTGATATCCTTAAATCGTTAGCTGAAAATGCAGTTGCGGATAATTGTAATCTTAACCCTGTGGCTTTTAGGGCGCTAACTCCTAATTGTTTTTGTAACTTAGTAACTGATTTATTAGCAGCTAAAGTTAAAGTTGATATGGCAGTAAACGCTAATTCTAATATTCTAGTAGGGGTTAAAATATCTTTAATATTACCCTTTAAAATTTCTGATAGGGTGCCGGTTTTATCTAGTTTGTTAGCAGCCTCCGATATATTTTTCCCAAATACTTTAGTGAAACTTAAAGTTTTATTAGATTCTTTATTATTGTTTTTTATAGCATCTAAAGATTTTAATTGAAGTTCGTTTTGTTCTTGTTGTTGCTTTACAGATTCTTCATCTATTTTTAACCCATTTAATTTAAAAACTTCAATTTTAGCCTCTAGTTGAGCTTGGTTTTGTTGGATTTTTAATCTCATCTTCTCAACCTCAGAACTTTTTAATAAACCTTGATTTGCTTTAACCTGTAAATTTACTAAGTCTTCGGAGTTTTTTACTGCTTTCTTTAAATCTGCTGAAAAACCTCTTTGTATCGTTTTACTTACAACATCAGCAGCTGAATTTAAATTACCAGCTTCGTCTATGGCATCCTGAAATGATGAAACTAACTTATCCCCTATAGAGGATACAGCATCTAACATAAGATTTAATTCTTCTGTTATTTCTTTTGCTTCTTGTTTACCTTTACCGTCACCTAAGCCCATATAGTCGTTTTGTCATAAATATAAAAAAAGAAAAGACATCATACGATGCCTTTAATTTAAAAATTATATGTTGAAGAAGGAGTTATGTTGGGACCTTTTACTTTATCATCACCTACATTTGACTTACCTTGTTGTTTGTCTCTTAATTCTTGTTGTTTTTCATTATGTTCATTAATTTTTTGGATATGGTATCTTCTCATCCAAATAGGCATATTATATACTTCAGAATGTATGAATCCGCCGTTTCCATGATACACTAAATCGTGTATTTGAGTAAATAATAAGCCTCTATACTTAGGCGTCAGGCCAAAAAAAGTTAAGGTTAATGGGAACAGGTATTTTTACAAAGTCTCCATTTTTATTTTCATAATCAAAAGTTAATTCAACATCTGGTTGAAGATCTACAATGTAATTTCTTAACGCTCTTGAATCTCTTGCTAATAATTTTGTGTCTACAAATTCTCTAACAGTTGACTTTTCATAATCACCATTAATAGAAGTAATAATGTGTTTCATTCTTGTAGATAATTCAGCAGATGAATTTTTATTGATTTTTTTAAGACCTTTTAATTCACTCGAAATTGCCTGTTCATCACCGTGGGTTAAAAGTTTGAATGTAACTTCTACATTAGAGGCTGGTAATTTAAATGTAAATTCATTTTTATCACTTTTACTTATAGATTCATTTAATGGTTTATCACTTATAGTAGTTAAATCAACATCTATTTTTTCACCATTATATTCAAATTCATAATCTTTACCATACCCCAAAATACGAGCAGCAACTAATATGGCATTTTTATCACCTATTAGTAAATCTCCATAATTAATAGGAGTAACTATAAGTGATTGTAATAGTTTATCTATAACTGTGCCATTTTCAATTAAATTTTGATTCGTTAAGATGTCCTCTTCACGGGCAGTCATATATTTCATTTCGATTTCGCCTTTTTTTAAAGGACTTCCTTCTGGGTATAATAAACCTTTAGAAGGTAGGGTAACCATTTCGGTTGGGAATTGTTGTTCCATAACTTTTTTATTAAAACTTGTTCAGATATACATATATAGAAAAAAGAAAGGACGTCATAAAATGACGTCCAGCCTCGCAACTTCGGGAGAGAAGTATATTTTAGTAATTTAGGATGGCATAATCCATTACTATTGTTAAATTGATGTTTGCAGGTGCATCTGATGTCCAATCCATGTCACCAAAGTTAGCATTTTGTACGTAAGCACCTTTTAAAATCCATTCTTCAACTATATCACCTACTGGTCCTAATGCGTTAATTCTAATGTCTTTTTTATAAAAATCAGAATAACCATCTCTACCTGTAACTGACTCATGTGACAAACGAACCCATTCCATTACTGCTTGTGCACCTGAAGGGGTTACTGGATCATAAAGATCACATGTAATATTATCCCAATTTGCTTTACCTTTGATTTTTCTTTTTACATTAATATGATCAAGAACTACTTCACCAAATGTAATACTTGGTCGAGCTACTTTTTTAATTAAGTAAGCTGGGATTCCGTCAATATACATTATAAACCTATTTTGTAATTTAGGTTCAAATGCTGTGAACATGATTTCGTTTGTATCTAATATTGCCATCGTTTGTTATTTTTATTCTATTATAAATATATAATTTTTAAGTTCTTATTCGAAAGTTGCTCCAGTAGGTAACACATTAAAGTCAAGAACTATAAATTCAGCTGTTTTAGTTGGTTGTAAATAAATAGCACCTACTAATTGGTTTCTATCTACAACATCCGCAGTATTGTTAGCTTCATCCATTTGTACTCTAAATGAATATAAACCTTGTCTTTGTTGTACTGATTCTAAGTATGGGTTAACTATATTTAAGAATCTATTACGTGTTGCATTTGTATTTTGTTCAAATACTAGATATCTTGAAGAACTTGCAATAAATTTCTTAAGTGCAATTAATAATCTACGAACATTAATTCTGTCTAATGCTGTTGATCTTGTTTGGAGTGTTTTCTGACCCCAAATACAAACTCCAGTTTGTGGGAATGTTGCAATTGGGTTGATTTTTTCTTCGTATAATGTGTCTCTTTCAGCTTGGTTTAATCTTATTTTAGCTTCAATTACGTTTCCTA